GATAACTTGTTAAGTAAAACTACTTCTTCTTTTTCTTTTTCTTCTTTTTATGATACATTTTCTTTTTCTCCTTCATCACAACAATCACAGTTGCAATCTTTTTCACAACAATTTTTATTTTTCATATTAACCATATATTTTTCCTTTATGTAATCCATGTTTTGCGTGTTGTTGACCTTTTGCAGTAGCTTCTCTTTTTTTTCTATTAGCAGCATATAACTTTCTTTGCCCTTGTTTAGTTTTCTTTAATTGCTGTATAACTTTTTTAGGTGCATATACCTCTCCAGTTTCAGAAGAAGGTTTGCCACTACCTGTAGTCCATTCTTGTTCTGTCCATGTGTCTAAAGATTTTTGTGATTTTTTTTTAGTCATTAGGCTTTATAACCCCCACCTGCAGCTTTATATTGTTTTGCTAGCATTTGAGCTTTTCTTGCAGACCATTGATTAGGTTTACCACCTTTTCCACCTCTAAGTATTTTTTTAAACAATCTTTTTCTCATAGTTGGTTTAGTGTAATTACCTGCTTCGTTTACTCTAGATTTTGTTTTTTTCTTTTTAGTTCTTTTTGCTTTTTTTTTCTTAGGTGGCATAATTCTTCCTTTACCATTTTACTTTATGAGACCAATACCTTGCTGATAATTTAGATGGGTTTTTATCTTGTGCATTATGTCTTGCATAATAAGATTTTCTTCTTGCTTTGTCTTTTTTACTTTTAGGATTTTTACCTGCACCTGTTACACCTTGCTGCCCAAACCTTATTAATTTTAATTTATGACCAACCTCTGCTAAAACCATATGGGATTTAGTTTTATGACCAGGAGTTCTTTTTGGTTTATTAACCCCTTGTAAATTATGTTTTTTAAGTAATGATTTTTTTCTGTTTTCGTGTGCCATACATCATCTCGTTTAATATTGATATTAATTCGCCTATCATCTTCTCATGCTTATTATTCTATTTAACTGATATACTTTATCTTGCAGTTTTATTATTTCAGCTTCATGCTGTGCAATTGTTTTTTCAATAAATCTTAGAGAAGTGTTTTGAATGTGGTCTGAACTGATAGGACTATCTTGTGAAGCCAACATATCTGCTTGTATTTTTTCTATATGCATAGAATTATTACTTGATGTTGTTTCCAAAAAACTAATTCTACTATCTAACTGGCTATAACCCCAAACTCCAAGCACTATTGCTGACAAAACTTGAATTAAAAAACTAAGTGAAAAACTTACCCCACTTGACTCTTGTATTTTACTCATTTTAATTGGTCCATTTCAAATTGTAATCTTCTTAATTGATCTTTTATAGCAGGTGTTCTAAGTGAATCAACAAACTCATCTTCTATTTTCCAATATTGAACTTGCAAATCAGATAGCTTCATTTTTTGTAAGCTTTGATTTATTTCTTTTATTTCGTTTGACTTAGCATATCTTTTTTCTACAAATTCTAAACCTTGATAACCTCCTACAAGAATTGAACCTACTCCTATAATTGATGTAATTGTAAGTTTTTTTAAATCAATAACCATTAAAACATCCTATAACTACCAGCAACTTCTTGCCATTTCTCTAATTCTTTTTTATTATTATCTATTTTTTTTAACATAGATCTTGTTAAAGAATCAGGCTTCTGAAAAATCTTTTCGTATTCTTGATGATAGTAACAATAAAGTTCGATACTATCTTGTATACCTTCAGTAAATATGGGCGAATGTGCATAAAAATGCTCCTTTCCATTTGTATCTTTAATAAAATTATCTACTTGAGAACAGCTAAATAAAAATACTATAAATATTAATTTTTTCATATTTATCCTAAATTATTATCTTTGCAATATTGTTCTAAATCAGAAGTTGCACAACCATCTGGATATGGAAACCTTTTTTTAATTTCTTCTTTCTTTTCTAACCAAACAGATTTTTCTATTTCTTCTGCCATATATTGTGCCAATAAAGGGTCAGATTCATTTTTGTGTGCATAAATCCTTTGACTTCTTGCAGTTATGTAATCATTGGCATTTTGTTTAGTTATAGACATTTTAATCTCCTATTGCTAAAGGTTGAAAAGTTGCAGAACAATTGTATGTGCCACTACTTGCTGCCCTTAATGACATTCCAGAAACACTTATTGTAAAATCATTACTTTCTATTGTATTTACTAAAGCAATCCCTGAATTATCTACTCCGAAAATTCCTACAAACCGAGTAGAATAACTACCACCTCGTCTAACAATATTAAATAAGTAAATTCCATCACCAGTACTATTTGCAGGTGCTACATCAGAAACATCAAAAACCTCAGTTGCACTTGTACCTACTGAAACATTAGTATGTAATGCACCAAAATTCATTCCTTGCCCAAGAGTTACGCTGTCATCTTGGTCAATGAGTAATCTTTCAGCACCTCCAGTTTCAAATGATAAAGTGGTGCTATTAAGTGCAGAAAATTTATTTTTATTTCCACCACCTCCACTATATTCTGCAGAAGTCATTGTAAATACATCAGCAGGTTGAGATGAATCAGTAAATTTAATTTGAGTTACTGCATCTGAACCTGAAAAATGTATCGGTTGAAATGTTGTTGTTGCAGTTCCATCAATCACTAATTTTTCTGCATTGTTAGCATCAAAGTGAATTTCATTTGCAGTTTCAAAATCAATCTTAGTTTCAGCATCTTCACCAATAACTATATCAGTTGCAAGTAATGATGTAATAGTTGTTTGTGAAGCATTGATTGCTAAATCAATTGTGTTATCACCATCTTGATATGTAGCAGTAATTCCAGTTTCTGTATTGGATGAAAACATTGCACCAGTAGTATCTGAAATAAATTCAGCAAGTGCTGTACCATCTATTGTAACAGCATCAGCTTCAAGTGTCCCATCCACATCAACATCACCACTAATGTCTAAAGAGCCTGCATCTAACTCCCCAGTAATTGTAAAATTTCTAATTCCTGTATAATCTTTATTAGAATCTAGTATAACTGCTTTTGATGCTATTGCATTTCCGACAGCAGTTGACCCTAAATCAAGAGCATTTATTTCTCCAACTACAACTGTTGCACCATCAAGAATATTTAATTCTTCAGGTGTAGAACTAATTTGTGTGGTGCTTGCAGCAGCTAAAACAGGTAAAGTCCCTGATTGATTAGGAAGATTAATTGTTCTATCTCCTGTAGGGTCAATAATAGAAAGAGTTGTTTCATTACTATCAGCAGTAGCACCTTCAAATATAATAGCATTAGATGCTTCCATAGTAACTGTATCAACTGTTGTTGTTGTTCCTGCAACAGATAAATTAGGTACTAATAATGTACCAGTACTAGGATTGTATCTTAATGCTCCTGTGTCATCTAATAAAGCATTGGATTCATTGTGAAACACTACAGGAAAATTTGTATTTGCTGTACTATCTGTTACTGTTACTGTAGATGCTAAAGTTACTGTTGTTCCTGCAATTACACTTGAAAGAGCAGTTCCATTTACTGTTATTGCATCAGCTTCTAAAGTACCATCTATATCAGCATCCCCACTTATATCTAAGCTAGCACCGTCAACTTCACCTGTTACAGTTATTGAGTCTACAAATGCATCTTTCCATCTTACACTTGTAGAACCTAAGTCTACATCACTATCAGACTGTGGACCAAAGATGTTATCACCTAAGTATACTTGCTCTACATTTGCTGCATAAAAGTGTATCTCATCTGCTGTCTCAAAGTCTATTTTAGTTTGGTCATCCTCACCAATTTTTATATCTGTTGCTAGCAATGATGTAATAGTTGTTTGAGCTGCATCTATTGAAAAATCAATATTATCATTTGATGTATCATATGTAACAGTAATACCACTTTCAGTATTGCTTGAAAGCATATTTGTACCAACTGTATCTCTAATAAATGTTGCTAATGCTACTCCATCTACAGTTATAGCATCTGCTTCTAATGTTCCGTCTATGTCAGCATTTCCTGAAATGTCAAGTGTTGTTGCATCTAACTCTCCTGCAACTGTTAGAACACCTGAAGTAAAAGTTAATAAATCTGTATCAGATGCATTTCCTATAGTACCACTATCAGGTATAACTAAATTAGTTCCAAATGTAGATGTAGTTGCAGTTACTGCTAACTCATCTGTACCACCAATATTTATATTAACACCAGTATCAGCTTGAACATTTAAATATCCATCTGCATCAGAACTGATATGTATTGCTGAATCTCTAAATTGTAATTGAGAACTGCTACTTATTTTTGCAGCAGATGAACTTATTGAAAGTATAGATTCTGTACCTTCTCCATCTTCTATAACTCTTAGTGTAGAATCTATACCAGAATTAGAATTAGAGACTTGTAATAAGTCTTTATAGGTACTTGCTATTGTGCTTCCAGTTAAATCTGCCATTAGTCTATATTAAAATCAAATGTTCTTATAACTCTTGCTCCACCAATCTTACTTCTCTTTCTAACACCATGTTTTCTCAATGCATCTGTAAATGCTTTTTCGTGAAACTGTGCTAAACCTAAAGACACTTGAGATGTTGCTGGTTCTGTTCCTGCTTTATCCATGTATAACTTTGATTTAACAAAATCAACAATAGCAGGTTGTAAAGAATTTTCTATATCTAAATTATCAGTTACTGCTGATACAGAATCAGGTTCTCCGTAATAATGTATTAATATACCATCACTAACAGATTCATCTATAGCTTTAAAATCACCTTTTCTATTATGAACTGTAGAGGAATCTCCACCATCTGTAGTTACTACTGCAAGTTTATCTCCAACTATAAAATATGCTACTGATTCTTGTGGTCTATTTTTTGTGCTTGCCATTATGTTAAATCCATTTTTAATATTTCATTTTCAATCAATCTTGGAATCTTTATGTAATTACCATCTGAATCCATAAAGTCCACTCTAAAAACTTTGTTTACTTCTATACCAGAACCTGTATCTGACAAATCATAAAACATTTGATCTGCTACTGAAGATGCTTTTGCATACTCTACTTTTGTTCTATACATACCAGCTTCTATTAAACCATCATTAATTAATGTCATAATATATTGTTCTGGAGCATTAGGAAAAATTTGTCTAATTCTACTAATTATTTGTTTTACTGTCAACCTTCTTGAAGCCATTAATCAAAATCCTCCCAATTTATTTCTGAAGACTCCCAATACCCTCCACCTAATAACAAAGGTCCTGCTTCTTCCCATTTATTTCCAACAAAATCAAAATCTGTAGTTGTTGTTAATTGAACAGAACTCCAAGAAGTTGTTTGTGCACTTGAAGAACCTGTTCCTGCTACAGTTAAAGTCCAAGATGTAGATTGAGCACTACTTGACCCTGTTCCTAAATTTACAGTTGTAAACGCTCCCATTATGCACCATCCAATAATAATTGTATACCTTTGTCATAATCAGCTTGCAACTTTTGTTGTTGAGCTTGATAAAAATTATACTCTTGTACAAATTGTTGCATTTCACTTGACAAAGACTGAACACTTGCTGAAGACAATTCAGTATCCTCTTCAGATTCTATTAAATGTCTTACCTTTTCCCAACCTTGTGAGCTTGCACTTGAAGATGAAAAAGAACCATCTTGGTCAGAATGAATAGGTATTTTGCTTTGATAAGCTGACAATGCAGCTTGTAAAGATTTTATAGCAGCATATATAACCACTAAATATTCTGCATCATCAGGAAATTTTGTAATAGCACTATCACCAAATGCAACACTAGGAAAATTTAAAGTTTCTACATCTGCTGTTTTAGTCGCAGTAGGTGTTGGATAAAGCACTACCACTCCATTGTGAATATAATATGCTGGGTCAGTAGCTGTTGCAAAAATAACCTCTGAACTATCAGATATCCTTCCTCTTAACCTTGGATCTACTTGCCTTGCAGGCTGTTGTATAGTGCCATCATACCTTGTAACAGATAATATTTTGCTTGTACCTAGTGTTAAAGTTGTTGATGAATTATTCAAAGTATTTGTAGTTCCATACTTTCTTTGAATGTTAATAGGTAAAGCATTTAAAACCTCTTTTGCACCATCAGTTAAAAATTGTGTTAACTGTGTTTGATTAGGGTTTGATGAACCATCTATACTAATAGTAGTCAATGCTTCTACTTGTGCTTCAAATGTTGCCATTACTTCTTCTTATGAACCATTTGAATATCAAACTTAGCCATTAAACTAGCACCCTTATGTTTTTTAAATCCTGTTTTAGGATTCTTCATAAGTTTATATCCAGTTTTACCTGACTTCATCCAATGAAAACCTTTTGGAGCTTTTACAGACTTTTTCATGCTGGACCTCTATATCCTAACAAAGTGGCATTAGAATTAGTGTGATTTACAACTCCTGTAAATCTACCAAAAATAACATCACCTGGTCTTAAAAAAACAGCACCAAGGTCATCACCTATTTGAGATGTTGCAGATTGTATTTGTACAAACTGAGATTCAAAAGATGTTGTTCCAGGAGTAACTGCACCAACACATTGCAATGCTATAAACACATTACCTGATTCAGGTGATTGTGTATTACTATTATGCTCTCCTATAACATCAAATCCAGCTTGAAACAATTGCAAGTTTGATGATTCCATGCTTGTATATTTATGTATACTCATTATTTTTCCTAACTTTTCTTTAAGTTAATTTACTAAAATCTTAGGGTTATTGGGGATAACCTTTTATTGATTATCCCCCACCTACCCAAAGGTGTAATCCTTATTTATTCGGATTATGCTATTGATGTAGCTTGAGTTGAAAAATCAGCATTTGTAAGGTCTTTAACATGACCATAAACAAACCATCTTTTTCCGTTTCCAAAAATCTCAATAGTATCACCAGGACTAGCTGCTGCTGTAAAAACCACAAAGTCATCATTAGCTGCTGCAAAATTGCCTGCACCATCATCAACTTCTGTGATAAGTCCAACATTATTTAAGTTTGAACCACTTCCTAAATCTACATTTACGACTTGGTCCATTCCTTCATCTGTTCCTGCTTCATCTTCATCTAAAATGATTCTACAAGTCCATCCTTCCAGACTTACATCTGGTAATGTGATTGTAGTTTCTGCTGCTGGATTAACAATAATTGTTTTTCCAGAATCATCATTAGTTAAAGTTGTATCAGCAGTAACATTTGATATGTTAAGAGTTTCGGGAACTTTTCCAAAACTACCACTATTTGGTTCTAGTACTTTTGCTCTAGCCATATTATAAGCCCTCCACATTATACAATGCATGAGTTTCTGGTAAAGCAACTTCAAGACCTGCTTCAGTCAAGACTATGTCTTTTCTGAGGTCTTCGTCTGCACTTTGAACATCAGTCATAATTTGTGTGTCTCTGTTCATTCCATTACCTACCAATGGTCTGTAATAGATATTTCCCATATCCACTAATGCTAACATACCAGAAGCAAATCCTCTAAACAATGGTTGTTTAATGAATTGAATACTTCCATGTATTGTGTCTAACATCATCACTTTATGTCCAAATGCACCATTCATTTCTTTTAATGGTGATTGAAGTTGTACTTGTGTGCTTGCTGTAGTAACATCAAGAAAACCACCATCACCAATTTTATTTAATTGTGTGATAACTGGTAATCCTGCCATTCCTAGTTTTTCGCCTGAACCACCTCGTGCTGGGTCAAAAATAACTTCGAGGTCAGATAAGAACCTATCATAGGTTAATTCTGCTGTAGTAGAAGACCTGTAGTATGGAGTTCCAGATGTATAACTGAAAGCTGAATTATCAGTTGTTGGATTTGCATTTTTTACAATGTGTCCTACAACACCCTCAGTATACTGAATGCCACCTACACGAGCTTTTTGTCCAAACAACATAGCTCTTTCAATGTCTACTTTATGTTCACGAAGTTTTAGAGCCCAAATTCTATCCCACTCATATCCGTATCCACGGAAACGAGTAGCCATAGCAGTATTAGACATTTCTGCTGCAGTTTTAAAGATTTGAGTGTATCCGAAGTCATCTTCAATTTCACTTGAAAATGCATCAGGTCCACCTGTACCTTCTGCAAATGAAGTACCTACAATTTGTGCAACATCATTATCTGATAACACATTGTAACCACTTACATTAGAGTTTGAAACATCAATAATTTTACCTGTAAAAGTTGATGTGCTTCCTGCATCTGTTACAGCACTCTCTACACGAACTAATGCTTGTGCATAACCTGCTGTACTGTCAACAGTAGAAACAGCAAAGACCATACCTTTAATAAGGAAGTCTACACTTGCTCCACCAGCAGTATCTACAGTAAAACCGTATGATGTACCAGCACTCACAGCAGACCCACCATTTACATCAGCAGCAAGTAAAAAAGATCTGTTTGAGAAATCAATTTTAGATCTATTCTCAAGATATCTGAAGACTGGGTCATCAGTTGGCTCTTTTGATACATTGCTTAAGTATGTAAAAAATGGTGTTTCTTCAGGAGTTAACTCTGCAACCCTATCGGAGAAGTCGTATAACCGTCTTCTATCAGGGGCTTGTCCAACACCAGCACTAGTGGCAGCAGCAGTAATATCGCTTGATAGCTTTGTTCCTGTTGTAATTGCCATTTATATGCTCCTATTCGGTTTATTATTTTACGGAAGCTAAAGGAAGTTTTCCAGCACCAGAAGCACCTAATACCCTTTCGAATGCAGTATCAACATCACTCTTCTCAATAGGAGTTTGTCCTTGAAGGACTCCTGCTGATTGAGGTGTTTGCTGATTTGCTTTGACAGCGTCAATTGAGTTTTGGGTTTGGTTTCTATTACCTTTAACATCTTTAAATAGCTTCACTAAGTTACCTATACCAACTGCTTCTTTCGGTTGATTAGACCAATCTAAAAATTCTGATATTTCATTATCACTCATTTTATGTTTTGTTCTTAAATCACTTACAGTTTGGTTTAGGAATTGTCTCTGTTGTGCCTGTTGTTCCCTCTCAGCAAATTCATTTCGTACTTTAGCCATGGCATCGGAAACTACTTCCTCTTCTTTTTTTCTACGAAATTTATAAGATGGTGAGTCAGGTTTATAATAGGCATCCCATGGATTAAATTCACTTTCATCTACTGTAGTCTCTTGTTTCTTTGAACCACCATTTGGGTCAACAATCATTTGTTCTATGGTTTGTGTAATATCAGGTCTTTTTTCCAAAAGGTCTCCAATTGGTTTTAACTGTGCTAATCTTGCATTCTCTGCTTGAACTCTGTCATGCATAGACTGAAATTTTTTAGCTTCAGCTTGCCAATCAGTATTATCTGATATTGGTTGCTCCATAGTTTGTTCAGGTTGTTCCATAGTTGATGTTTCTGGTTCTTGAGCTGCTACCGTATCTTTTACCACATCTAATCCATCATTTTTGGTTTCCACTTCATTTTCTCCTTCCTAAGATATCTCTAAGCCTTTAGAGCCTGACTAATCCGTTCTGCTTCTCGTCTTAATCTCTCTGCTTCGAGCCTTACCTTATTTTGCATTCTATTGGATTCCACTCTTCTATCTGCTTCAGATTTTGCAGCTATCTCAGCCAAACGAGTTTTTGTTTTTTCAACAGCAACTCTTTTTCTGTCAGCCACAGATTCTCTTTCAGCAGTTTGCAAGTCTCCCTGCAATTTCTTTACTTGACCAGAAAGGGCTTGTAGTTGTGAAACTAATTGTTGTCTTTCATCTGTTCTTCTCAAGATTCCCTCCTTGTCAAAAATCTCTGGGTTTTTCTTTAACACTTCTACTTTATCAATAAGACCCATCTTATATGACTCCATGTAAACACCAAGCTCTGCCCATTTACTTGTTGGTAATGTTGAACCTGATTCTATCTTTACATCGTGTTGATCTAGTTTATATCTATCTTTTGCAATATCTAATATAGGTTGTGTTTTATTATCATAAACATTTACCATTGCTTCTGTTAAATCATTGTTTGGTTGTGCTATTCTAAATAATTTTTGAAAAGTATAATGTCCTTTTGCAAAATTATATAATACTTTACCCAATCTGTTAACACTAAACTCTATATCTCTTAATTTAGATTTAGGTCTTTGTTGACCTAATGCCATCATATTTTCTGTACCTCTAACAGTTTCTGGTGCTTTTTCTGCAAAACCATGTAGCATTTCAGGTAAACCAAATATAAAATCAATGTAAAACTCACATTGTTGTATTAATCTATAAAACTCACCTGATAGTGGTTGAGGTGCAGGAAAGTGTGGCTCACCTTGTGTTGAGTCTACTTCAATAACTGCGTTTGGATTTGCCCAATCTTTTTCTAATTGATTTAAATCTTCCACACTACCTAAAGGAACTAACAGTTTTAATCCTGCAGATGCTTGTGCATGAGATAAAGCTAATGACCATAATTTATTTAATAACCTTTGCATAGGTCTAGCCCTTGATACATCTGATTTAGGATATGGACTTTCTGTCCAAATGTTAGGCATGGCTATAATAGGATATATATCTGTATTTAAAATAGATTCATATAATACAACTTCACCCATAGTAGCACAAACTTTAACTCTTGTTTGAGGTACTTGAACTATTTGTATAACACCATTCTCAATATTTTCTTGGTTATCTGGGTTTTCCATAAACCTAGACATATCATTTTCATTAAAAATAAATTCTTGTCCTGTAGCAGTATCTAATACTCTATAAAAAATAACCTTAACTTTAAAATATCTTTCTAGTATTTGATACCTTGCATAATCTCTATAATCTAAATTATCTGTATCTGATGGTGTAAAAGTAGACATAGAGTTTTTATTTTGTGCATTGGGATAATCTTCATCTACATAAGATATAGTTGAAATCTTGTCTATTATACCTTTTGTTTGCTCTCCTGTTATAGGATCTGTTATTGGACCTAATTCTGGATATAAACCTAAAACCTGTTCTTTGTTTAATATTGTTGATAAGATTACACTTTCAGAGTCTACCAAAAACCTGTCTCTAGTAGTTGGAGGTGTGTAAACCCTGAAAGGATTTATATTTTTAAACTTTACATTTCCTCTACCAAAATCAGATTCACCATCAATATATACATATAAATACCCTAAACCTGAAACTGCATAATCATGTATTGCTTGTTTCATTTGCATATCACCCATGGAGTTTTCCCACATATAACCCATGATGGTTCTCCACACACTTGCTATTTTAACATCTGAGTCTTCTCTAGGTGTAATTGTAAAAACTGGAGGTCTTGAAGTTAAAGTTGCTTTTAATTTTTCTACAGCAGGTGATATCCTATCCATAGGAACATCTGCTTGATTTCTGCTTTGAAGCTCTGTAGACTCATCATCTGTAAAGTGATTGCCTAAATAAAAATCAATATCTTTACGAGCTTCAGTATCCCATTCCCTTCTAGCATCTCTCCATCTTCTAAAAAGGTCTTGGTTGGTTTGTGCCCTAGGATCAAACTCCATCCATACCTCTTAAATCATTAGCCATATTTCTTGTCATAACTACAAAATCATCTTCTGAAGTTTCGTAAGGGTCTACAATACCAGCATCTACCATAGCATCGTATGGTGTAAACTCTGACCTTGGTTTAAATTTTGTTGCCATATATCTAAAAGTATCTGGTCCATATTGTTCATATGCCATCATTTCATTAGGTTTTAAATCTAATTGTTCCATAGGACTAGCTGCAGGAAAAGCTCTTTCCCCTGTAGGCATTGGTGGCATATCCATTCCCATAGGTTCTCCCTGTGGCATTGGTTGTTCTACCATACCACCTTCTTGCATCATCATACCTGCTGGAGGTAAACTTGGTGCTGGCATTTCTTGTGGTGGAATCATTCCAGGAACCATACCACCTTGTTGCATTCTCATAGCTTTTAATGTCATAAGTGCATTTAATTCATCTGCTTCAGCAGATTTTTCTCCAAATACACCTAAAGCACTATTTTCTACCAATCCACCTCCCATCATGCTTTGCCCCATCATATTTCTATTTATCATATCTATAACTTTACCACCACCATAATAGTTCATAACTTTGCCACCATCTTGAAAACCCATATTCTCTAATGCTTCTTTTCCTTTAGCACCAGAATCAAACAAGGCTTTTAGACCAGGGTTTGGTAAATTTTCTTTATTTGTTTTTAACATAACTTCTCCACCTTCTTGAAAACCTCTTGTATCAAAACCTCTTTTTTTTCTCTCTGATAGATTTTTAAATGCTTCATCTAAATCAGCATTATAAGCTTCCATAGTATTTTTAAAAAATTCTCTTAACCCATAACGAGTTCCATCTTCTTTAACACTATCTTGTAGTGTAGGATTGGTTCTATAATAATTTAACAAACCTTTATTTTCTGGTATACCTTCTTCAAAATAAAGATTTTGAAAAGCTAATTTATTTCTTACATCTTTGGGAAGTTTTTTAATATTTACTTCTTCAAAATCAGAAGGTTGCAAATATTGAACACCTGTTTTAGTTTCAAATTTTCTAGCAAAAAAATCTTCTATTGTTTGACCAGCACCACCTTTTTGAGGAAGAAACCCACCAGGAACAATTACATAATCAAACCTAGGATTACTTTCTCTTTTTTTTATTTTTTTTACTTCTCCACCTTCTTGATATCCTGAAGGTCTGTATTGCATTAAAGCAGATAGTTGACCCAGTTTG